GCATCAGTAACGGTATCGGTATCTACACCTACAAACTCATCTGCAAATGTATCCGTATCTGCAGCAGTTGTATCAAGATCTTCTAGCGCATCAGCATCGGTATCGGTATCTACACCTTCAAACTCACTAGCGTCACTAACGTCGTCACCTGTAATAGCTGCTGTGTCTTCTTCTGCAGTTGAAGCTGCCTCTGCCTCTGCTATTAATCTATCAGCTTCAGCTTTCTTTTCTGCTATTCTAATTTCTTCAAGTCTAGCTGCTTCAGCTTCTTCAGCTACTCTAACACGTTCAGCTTCAGCATCTGCTATTAATTTATCATCTGCAATTTTATTAAGTCTAGCTTCTTCAGCTACTCTAGCTTCTTCTATTAATTTATCATCTGCAATTTTATTAAGTCTAGCTTCTTCAGCTACTCTAGCTTCTTCAGCTATTCTAACACGTTCAGCTTCTCTAATTCTATCACGTTCAGCTTCTTTAGCCGCAGCTTTTTCTTCTGCAATTCTAGCTTCTTCAGCTACTCTAGCTTCTTCTATTAATTTATCATCTGCAATTTTATTAAGTCTAGCTTCTTCAGCTACTCTAGCTTCTTCTATTAATTTATCATCTGCAATTTTATTAAGTCTAGCTTCTTCAGCTTCTTCAGCTATTCTAACACGTTCAGCTTCTCTAATTCTATCACGTTCAGCTTCTTTAGCGGCGGCTTTTTCTTCTGCAATTCTAACTTCTTCAAGTCTAGCTTCTTCAGCTATTTTAGCTTCTTCGATTGCAGCTTTTTCAGCCGCTACTTTATTAGCAGTGCTATAAGTACCTATAAACTCTTCGGCGTCTTCTGTGGCTTTTGCTAAAGCTATAAGGCGTGCGTCTGATGCAGCGGTGGCTCTTTCGTCATTAAGTCTTTTTGCTTCAGCAATACGAAATTCTTTATCCTTTGCATCTAAATCCTTGTCTACTCGGTTCTCTACAGCGTTTTTATATTTCTCCCCGCCAGCAGCGTCGTTGTTTCTTTTTGCCGTGTTATAGTCATCTAAAGCTTTTTTATTTGCCTTATTTGCACCGTCAGCAGAGCCGTGTTCCCCTCCATATATATCAAAATATTTAGACTTTCTTGCAACTTCTATTAAAGAGTCTACTTTTGCGTTTAGATCTTTTACACCTGCGGCGTTAAGAGTGCTATTAAACGCGCCTAAAGCGTCTCCTCCTTTAAGGCCAGCAATTGTAGCATTAATTAATCCGTCAGTTATATCACCGTCAAAATTACTGCTTTCTTTAATAAACCCTGTTAACGTTGCAGTCGTAGCTATCATAGCTGCTTCGCTAATATTTCCACCTGAGTCTATATAAGCTTTAATTCCTTTATTAAGTGCCGCTTCAGTATTTTCAGTAAACTCAAATGACCCCGCACTAGAAGGTAAATTATTCTTAATAGTATTTGTAGCCGCAGAAGATATTTCACTGCTTATACCACCTAAAAGTGCTGTTTTTAAGTCATTACCCCTAACTGCACTACTTGCAGTACTTCCTGCAATACTCCCTGCAACAGTACTACCTGTTGCGCCTGTGACAGCGCCAGCGACATAGCTCCCAACTTTAGGTGCAACCCACCCTACCGCTGCTGATTTAAGTGCATCTCCAAAATCACCACCTTTTGCAAGTGTATCTGCGCCATTGATAAGTGGAATAGCCCATGCGTTACCTGTTACTGTAGCCGCGATAGAAGCGATTGTAGCAATAGGATCTTCTACTATAGCGTCTACAACATTTCCAATAGTCTTTGCTACAGGCTGTATAATTTCTTCAACAGCAAAATCTATAACGTCTTCTACTACGCCTATTACAAAATCAAAAACACTTGAAATAGCCTTTGCTATAAAAGACATATTACACTCCTACCTTTAAAGGTTCTTTACCTATGTTAATAAAAACTACATATTGATTTTCTTGATTACGTCCTACGGCAATCTTTGAATCTGTATTAGTTAGTTTTTTCTCTAACATACGCATTGCTGGCAAGTAAGTTTCCCCTGTAAATTGAGAAGAGTAATGAGTAATGTTTTTTGTTTGGAGATATCCTAAATAATTTAACATATTTTTAATAAAATTTCGCCCTGTATCGACATTAAACGCGCGTCCTACCATTTTAGTTTTGTTTGCGCCTTTGCCTATATGTCCAATAAATACTGTGTTTCCAACTTGCACTAAATCAGCATTTTCCATTGACGCTTCTTTAGCAACAGAACCTAACATAGCTTCTAAAGGTACATCATCTATTTGTAGTTGTTTTGCTGCAATAGATATAACCTGACCTGGGGCAATTTTTTCTTGGTTGCTATCAATAGTTTCCATAATTCACCTAAGTTATCTCAAGTATACTAGCTACCACATGTAGCCTATTCGCTGTAGCAGCGGTAACTTTTAGTATTTCGGTCGCTTGCACTACCAACGGTGCAGTTAACAGCTCTACAGTACCATTTGCTGATACTGACTTAGTTTTAAATAAACTATACACATCGCTGCCATTAGTCAAAGTTAAAGTTATAGTGTCAGCATTGCCAGAGTCTTCTGATACAACAATAGACTTAACAATAGCCGTTGTCGCTGCTGCACAAGTGTACAACGTAGTAACACTCGTTGCTGTTAAGTCTAATTTTGCGTTTGTATAAGTATTTGCCATTAACCTACAAACCACCCAACTGCATCAGACTTATCTGCTAAAGAAGTATCCCGCAGTACACTGTCTAATTGGTTAAAATATAAACGCAGAATTTTGTTAAATTGTTCAAACTCTGCAGCGCTGTATTCTTTAGGCGGGTAAGGTAACGCTGGCGCACGAAACTCTACTGTATACTGATCAGCCATTAACGCCTCCCATCTGCACGTAGATCAACTCTAGGAGCGCCTAATTGCCACTGCACTCCTGTGGCACTAGATTCTACTTTCATTGACATTTGCCTACCACGAACTCTTGTATGTATTTGTTCTGTATACACTTCAACGGGAGAAGTAGCGCTACGGGTAACCGCGCCTGTATTTACACCACTTTCTGATGTGGGTGAATTATAACCAGAACCAGAAGAATTTAATGGAAAGAATGTCATGTCTATAACAGGACTATCAGCCGTAGACCCCTCAAAAGAAACATCGGGTAGTACCCGTGACATTAACATAAATTGATGTCCATCATCTAAATCAAATTCAGCCGAGGTTATAAAAGCAGATATTGCAGCGGCAGTGCTTGTTTCATTGTCATCAATACCGTTTTCGTGATCTACAAGTAATGAGTTATAAGTAGCGGCTAACGGGAAAGATCTTAAACCAGAATCTAACCATGCGGTACGCGCCATAGAACCATAATACCATATGTCTTCTAAATAATTATACACCACATACCTATCGATACTAGATGCGCCTGAAGAACAATAGAACCACCATACTTCGTGAAACGCTTCGTTACTCCCCCCAAACACTTGGTTATATTGTAAAGTATTAAAGTCTGTAAATACATGTTTACGTAAGTCACAAGGAAGCGGTTGAGCTCTACCATCATACTTATAAAATTTATCTTTACCCATCCAGTAAGATACACCGTTAGCATAAGCCACACTATTTTGTGAAGTTATAGAAGTTTGCTCGCCGACAAGCGTAGCTGACCATACACCCGACCCTGCTCCAACATACTGCAAAGAATAAAGAGAAGAGTCTGTCCAAACAAGAACCTCTTGGCGTCCTTGAGAAGCGGTAACTATTTCTGTACCACGAGATAACCGTAAACTACCCGCTTGATTTGTAGCTGCAGGAGTCCAATTTGTAGCATCTTCTTGGTCAGACCAACGGATAAGCATAGGATCTTTTGTAGCAGAACCGAGCACATTAGCACCAAAACAAAACACAAACCGACTAATATCTGATACAAGTATAGAGTTTTGTACTGTTGGTACGTCTGAAGCTCCTGCTTTACTAGACAATAAGACCGCACGGGTAGTTAACGTACCTGAAGCGTCCCAGTAAAAAATTGAGCCGTCTCTATGCCCAAATATCAAGTCTTCACCAAAGTTTTGTTGTGACCATATACGTAAAGTTTCTGTGTCTGAAATACCTTGTCCCCAAGCACCAGAACCCCAACCACTAGCACCCCAACCAACAAGAGGGTTAGCAGATGACGCGCCTGTGTTTATTTGGTAAGCACCTACAACAGAACCCCCACCGTTTCCTGAATCAGAACTCGTAGCCGCAATATTTGTATATAAAGCGTTAGTTATAGTATCAGAGTTAAAGCTTTTTGCTGTAATAGTGTATTTGTTTGCGTCTTCAATGTTAAGTATTTGGTACTCTTGGTTAAGTATTTCAGCAGTTATATTACCGCCTAGTGCGGCAGCCCCGCTAAAAGTAACAAAATCATTAACTTCTGCGCCATGACTACTGTCCGTAACGACTATAGTAAAACAGTTTACAGTTGCATTATCGCTATGTGTAGCTGCAGTAGTACTAGTAGATGTGCCAGAAACAAGGTAGGATGCGCCTCGTGTACAACCTGTAAACGTGTTACTGCTTATAGCCGAATAATCTATAACTTCACTGTCTATTATAATTTTACCCGAAGTAGGAAATCCTGTAGTATCATCTATGGTTATTGTGGTGTCATCGGCATCTATAGCGCCGTTTAATTGGTCTGCCGATGCGGTAAACGTAACATCCCCTGCAGAAGTAGTTGCACGTAAAGGTGTTATATCGTTATACCCACCGCCGTTTTCTATGTAGAATTTTAAGTGTGTACCTATACCAATCAAGTTTTGACTACCCAAAGTAATCCAATTCCACAAAGAACGTGCAATACCTAGAAAAGTTGCCTCTGATATACGAGTCCAACCGCCAATTTTTTCAGGGGTTCCTTGCCTAAATCGAACGTTATTGCACTCATACCAACCGCCTTCATTAGTATACCTAGTATTTTCGCGGTTAACTCCTGGCTTTAGTAGCAGTTTTTTTAGAGGCATGTCTAATCCAATACAGTTTTAATCTAGCAAGTTTAAAGCTTGCTCCTTTGTTTCGTCGTTTCTTCTTATCCACCCACGTCCAAACGTGTCAAAGGTACTAAGGTCTCTATAAAATCCGTCGCGCATATGGTGCATTTGTTCTATTATTTCTGTTGGCTCAACTTCTAATACAGCTTGCAGTGTCATTGGCCCTATGCCACCGTCTTGTTCTACACCTACAATACGTTGCAATGCTTTAGCTGCACGACTTGTCCCGCTATTCACACCCCAATCGAAGCAACTCCAGTCAACCCCAGAAGGAAGATCGTCTCCACGGAGTCTATCCCAATAGTTTTCTTTGTATATAGGGTAAACGTCGTCGTGAGTAAGACCCTTCATTTCACCATCCATAACTTGCCGACCTACATATTGTTCGTAAACTGCGCGTGTTACACCGAGGTTAGTTTCTCCTCCAGGGTCACTGGGGTGGTTTACATAACCCCCTTCGTGTTCCAGCAACCAACCCATGCACTGTTCAAAGTTCTGTCTCATTTATTGTTCCTCATTTTAGCGAACTGTCGAGAACCAAACCAAAATGATATTATAGAAGTAAATAAAAGATTTGTGTCGTCATTCCACACGGCCTGTAGCGCTGCGTCAAAACTGATACCAGTACTTAGTGCTTGCATTAACCCTGTTATTTTAACTAGCAAGAAAAGACCTACAAATAAATATGTTACTACGGGGCGTACAGAACCACTTAGAGCAGCGGCAAAGCCAGACTTAGCGTTAGCTGCCGCCATACTTTTATATATACCTTCGGATTCTGCAATGTCTGCTTTAACATCTAACTCATTTAATTTTAAAGAAGATAGCTGTGCAGCGTACTTACCCTTCGCCTCAAGCATTTTAAGCTCTTGAGCATCTTTCTGTTTCTGCGTAAAAATCTGTATAATAGACGGAATGACAGAGGTTCCGAAACCAAGCGCCGCGCCAAGTAATGATAGCATGTTATCCTCCTATTATTTCATTTTTGTTTTGCTCAGAGCCGTAGCCCCCATAAAACCTAGTACTACACCCATTTGTGCTACAAGAAAAGTATTTAAAAACCCAGAGGCACTTTCCATTCTAGTTATGTTTATTATTGGGGTCAATAAAATGATAACCGTAACGATACTAACTCCCATTGAGATCCAAGCCATTAACCTTTGTGTGTCGGCTTGCTTGTCTTCGTTCTCCAGCCTAACCCACATAGCATGGCGATCCATCTCTTCGTCCGTGACGATTCCGTCTCCATCAGCATCAGCTAATGCGTATTTACTGTCTTTCTGTAATTTTTTAGCCATCTCTTATCCTTTGCCTGAAAATGCAGATCCTGTTAGTATAGCCCCAAAAGCTAAATGAAACAATCCTCCACCCATCAGTGTGAAGGGACTGTGCTGCCCAGTCAGCTTTTTCATCAATTCCATTTGAATCATGGGCTCTGTTGTAGCGTTTATTATCTCCATAAACTGTGAAATATCTGGCCTATTAAGTCCGTACCATATAGGGCAGAACATAAAATCATAAAAACATATAAGAAGGTATAGTATTAATGCCGTCCAACGCCAAGCCATTGTACTCTTTTGTTGCGCGGTAAGTTCTTTGCTCATTTAAAGACAAGGTGGTTTACACATCGAAGAACTTGTTCCATAAAAAATAATCCCCGCAAATATTATCAAACCTACAGCAATCCATATCCATTTATTTTTCATGTGTTTTACTCCTGTTTGTTAAACATAACTATTATATACACTAATTTAATTAATTTGACAAAGGATTATCTAATGCTTCTTGCAAACGTTCGTTTAGTTTGTCTTCAAGCTTAGTCATGTCTTGTTCTATTCTTTTTTCTACTTCTCGCATTGTATCACGAACATCCTTCTCTGTCTCCCTATTTAAAGTTTCAACTTCTCTTATTGCAGATGTCACGTCTTTCTGTAGCTCATTCATCTGGTTAAGAACATCTTCTAATACTAAGTCTATAGAGCCTTGTGTAGTTTTTATACGTTCTGAAGATGTTTCAATCTTCTTTTCTAACTTATCAATGTAGCCTTCTAGTTTGAACAAATCATCTCGAAGGTTGTTTTTAATGTCTCTGGTGTAGACAATAGCATCATCAAGCTTTGTTAGAACTAACTCGTTCTGAGCTTTAATCTCATCAATGTCTATTTCTTGCACCACTTCCCGTAGGTCAAGATAATCAAAGTAAAACTCATAACCTACATACGCCGACCCTGCTAATGTGCTTAATACTGTTACTGCAATACCGATCTTGCCAAAGCCAGAAAACTTTACACCGCCTACCTCCATTTCAGCCATAATCTTCTCCTTACTCGAATGCTAGTTCCCGTAACTTATTAATTTCTTGCCTTAACTTCATTACTTCTAACTGTTTCTTCTGTAACTCCAACTCATAAAGCCTGTTACAATTTATTCTCGATTTAACTCTTTTACCTAACGGTATAGTAATTCTACCATAAATACCAATGTCACCAGTCTTTCTACTGTTATCCACTGTACCGCCCTGAATAATAGATGTTAAGCCAAATTCAATATTAGTGGCAGATCCTATGGCGTTACTGCAATCTAAATCACCAGCTCTAAACTGGTCTGATTGATAATTATTTCCAGAGTTAGGAAGGGATAAACTTAATGAGTTACTTGTGCTATCAGCAAACGCAAACGTACATGTGCAACCCGTTACTGACATAATAATTAAAATGTATAACCATAGTTTCATTATTTAACCTTAGAACATATTCTTGACGCTATTTGGCTAATAGGCTCTTCTCCCTTAAGTATTTTTGAAATTGTACAGATATATTGTACTCTGTCTAAGTCTTCATTTCGCACATACACCTCGAATGGATATCGTTTAGTGTAACGCACCTTTATAAGTTTTGACGTTGCCGCAAATGGTATTTCTTTCCAATCTTTAGTAAACACACCGATCTCAAAATAAGAAATTTCACTTCGCCTGTTAAAAAGAGACATTTTAGCAACCGACACCCCGTTAATATACGACAACTTAAACTTGGGGTATGCAGGTGTCATCTCATGCGCGTGGGCTTGAAACCCAAGCAACATAAAAATTAATGCTACTTTGCTATACATTCTGCAACAATCAGTGCGGTATAGTTACCTGCGGGCAGTGCAGTATTATCCGCTGAACCATAAGAAGCAGTTGACGCTACCTTAAACCAAGTTGAACCAGCCAACGTCATATTGTACGTTGTGGTGTTGGAAACAACAACTTTAGCGGCTTCATAAGCTGACATACCAGAAACAGAATGAGAGCTGACTGTTGTGCTTCCTGTCCACGCTACGCCGTCAGTTAAAGTAGGTGATGAGCTAAAGCTGTTCGGGTGAGTAAACTTTGTTTTGTAGTAGTCTGCGGCAGCAATATCTACTCTTATGATTGCTTCTACACCACCGTCAGAAGCGGTTGTAGACAGTTTCCAAGGTGATGGATTTCCGTACTCACCTGGTGTTGTGGTATATATAGAACAGTTAGCTTGTACTAAACCATTAATCGGCGAATTTACTGCCCAAGCACAAGTGGCTGACAGAAAAAATAGTATAGGTGTTATTTTTTTAATCATATTATCTCCGTTGTTAGTCATCGTATTGAGAACGGACGATACCTCTGTGAACGCTATCTTGGGCTAAGTTTCGTAGACCGTTAAAATTGTCCTCTATAGTACCGCCATTTATTATTAAATTATCTTTGTATACACCACCATCTATAACAGTATTGTAATATAGTTCAAGTTTTCCTATAGCAGCTATCTGCTGCATCATATTTAACTGTTGCATAGGGTCTGCAATTTTTTCTGCGGCTCCTGCTACAGAAAGTATTTCTTCGACGCTTAACTCTTCGTTTTCTTCTTCCTCTTGGACTTCCACAGCCTCTTGTTTTTCTGTTTCTGCTTGTTCATCTAACTGTATTTGTACCCACTGGTTGTAAAAAGGATCTTCGACGTTAGGCGCATCTAACAAGTTATTGTCGAGTAAATATTGATACAACGCGCTTTGAAAATCTGGACATGTTGGGTCGCTGAGTGGTGTATGACACGGATCAAACTTATAATGATAAAGTATAGTTACATCGGATAGTGACCCATCTCCTGTTACTTTAATCTCTCCATTACCAAACAAATTACCAAGCGTAGAAGGAACTGCATCGTAGGTAACTTTAGTACCCCCAGGAATCTTATTCCAGTCATCAATGTACTCGTATATATAACCATCACCATTTATTTTTTTATTAGTAATAGACACAGTAGAGTCTTTTGTTGCATCTTTTGTAAGTGTGTATCGGTGAAATATACCCTCGACTGTTAAGCCAGTTTGGCTAGGTAACAGGTTATTCATTGCCCATGTGTGAGCTTTAGAAGCAGCGTTCTCTGTATTTCCGTAGATATTTTCAGAGAAGCAGTAATAAGGCCAAGAAAAGACCACCAATGCCAGCAGCACCTTTGGCAGTGTTGACATCATCTTCATCCCAATCCTCCTTTTTTCCAGCTACATACCCAGGTACAAGCTGTGGGTTGTTTTCCCACTCCGTTTTAGCTGCATCTCCCACGAGACCGTTGATTGGACATGGGGTTCCAGAATTTGCCATCGCGAGGTGAATTCTTTTGTCCTGACACATTATTGCAACAGCACTTACTTTTAGCCCCATGTCATACATAACCTTGGCGTTTTTTAGTCTTTCGCAGTTTAAATCTCGTACTGTTTTACCAGCAGAAATTCCTAGTATTTGTGTCTGCACAGCCCCCGCTACGCTTATATGACACGTATCTGAGCTAGACGAGTTAATGCTTGGAGCTATAGCAGAGGGGGGTGGAGACTTAACAGTAGTTGTACTGGTAATAGTAGAATCAGTTGTAGAGTTTGTAGTACTGTTTGTTTCTATACAATTGCTATTAGTAGTACTGTCACAAGGTGGTAGCGTAGTCTCCGCACTAGCCATAGACGCGTAAAACAAATAAACAACTATAATAAAAGTTGCAAGAAAACAGCCAAATGCAGTTCTTTTTTTAAATTTCATTATTTATCCCATTTTAAGTAATATACTCACTAACATGGCAATAGTAGCGCCAAGCCCACCCACTAAAAACACCTCTAAACGTTTTAACCTGTAAAACACTTCTTTAAACTGAATGTGATTTTCAGTCTCTAGTTTAGTAATCTTAGGTTCAATTGTGTCTATGCGGTTGTGAGCTTGCACTACAGTTCTTGCCATTGTTAATCCTAACTTGCTTTAGCTTCTTCAGAGTTCTCGTCAGACACTTCTTTAAAAGACTCTAGTAAATCCTTTTGGAAACTATCTGAAGCTCTTTGTACTTGATCTAAATTAGCTCTAAGTTTACCAGCTTGTGTTCCTAAGTCTTTTAGTTGCGCTATAAGATACTTTTGTTGCTGGTTTAAGTCAGCGTCTTTGTATCCTTTGCCGTCAATGTTAACGACATTCTCTTGTTGTACTTCTTTTTTCTTAGTCATGGTTCTTCTCCCTTTTGTTAAGTTAAGTTATTACCAAGGTACGCCAGATGAGTTGGCAGCGGCACGATCTATCTGACCCTGCACTTTTGCTGTGCGTTCATCTTCAATACGTTTTTTAGCTTCAGCGACAGTTTCATCACCTTCTTTAAGGCTATCATATACCCAGCCAAGAACGTCACTTTCTTTTAGGTCTGCATATGCAATGTAGTCTGCTGCAGAAGGATCAGCAGTGCATCGTAGCTTGCCACCTTCTTGTGCTGAGTACGTACCGTCAGTCGCGACTAGTAACCAGTAGACAAGGAATACACCCCCGTCTGAGTCTTTATGCGTCATATCGTTGACGCTCCACGTTGTTGTTATTGCCATTGTTTATGCTCCTTTATCCGCAATATAATACACAAGATACTAGTTTTACACTTGAAGAACTGTTACCTATTGTTACTTTTCCTATTGTTTTACTTCTTATAATATCATCTGATTGTACTTTAGCTGTGCCATCACCATTGCTTTCAATAAGGTCACCCCCTGCACAAGCACCTGTTACTTTAACTGGTGAGATACCTACTGAAGTAACATAAACTTTTTCATCACTATCAAACTCATTAACTACTCCGTAGACCCGTTTATCGCCTACTGAATCAGAGACTTTTACTTTTGCGTGGTCTGCTCTTGCTTGACCTGCTTTTGGATGTGTTATTGCCTCAAGAGCTTCATTCTTAGTAGTAGCAGGGTATGTATCTAATTCATCTATAGTACTAAGCACTGTTCCTACTGCGGTGTTTGTAGGTATGCCTGAACTTTCATGTCGTCCAGCAAAACCATTATAAGATACAGTGCTTCCTGATACACTTACCGACCCTTCTAAAGAATTTGCTTGTAAGAAATATATTAAGCGTCCATCAGCACTTTGTCTATTTAATTTTAAAAGTGGTACATCATCGTCATCATCTAAGTTTGCTATAACCATATGTGCATTATTAGCATCAATGTGCATATACATACCGTTTTGAGTAATGTTAATTTGATTTCCAAAACCAATGTTTTCATCATTTGCATTTACAAAAATTGCGTGAGTATTAGCATTAGACTCAACACGGAAGTCCATGTCAGCAGAACCTTCGTTAAATACAGTAGCACCAGCAGTCAAATTCATAGCAACCACGCCACCATCGACATTGAATCCCATCATTTCAGAACCAGAGGTGGTGTTGTAAGTTATCATACCATCGTCTGCATCACCGCTGTGTCCAAAGTTAATGGCAAGAAGAGAAGAGCTGCCGCCTAAAAGACTTATCTCAGTATTATCGTCATCCTCTACAACTAAAACAGTACCAGTAGTAGCTGTTGCTCCGCTTGATGCTTTTCGTACGTGCAATTCACGAGTTGGGTCAAAACCGCCCCCAATAGCAACTTTTCCGTCTGCAATAATTCTCATACGCTCTGCAACGGCAGAACTACTATTACCTGTATAAAACTCTAGTCTTGTTCCAAGGCTTGTATTTTGAACTTCAGCTCTAATTGCCGCTCTTAGTGTACTTGCTCCACTAAAACTTGACGAATCATTTGCCCAAAATTCTACAGCACCGATTTCATCACCGTCACCCAGTGCTTCATCAGATTCATGTCGTTGTACTCTTATATAAGAGGCGGCATTAGTAGTCGATATATGTAATTGTGCCTGAGGGTTGTTGTGTCCGATAGCTACTCCATTATTAGCAGCGTCTACAAACAGCATGTGTGTGTTGCTGTTAGATTCAACTCGGAAGTCTACGTCACCAGAGCCTTCATTTATAACAACACCTTCAGAATTTAATTGTAAATCTGGTGAAGAAACACCTCCTTTCATACGATAGAACTCTAACCTTGCGTCTTCAATTCCGTCAGAAGCGTCAAGAAGAACTGTTTTTATTTGCCCATAAGTTACATCTTGAGAGTTATCATTTCTGCCTATAAAATCTATAGTAGATAAATCATCATTATCTGCTGGATTAGCAGAGTTTCTATAAAATACAAGATTTGGCCCTTTAGAAGCGTCAGCATCTGTTGATATAAGTGTTAGCTGTGTACTATTATCGGCAGTTGTTATTGTTGAGCCATCATTAGCAGCAAACCCACCATTAAACACAGTCGCAGCCGTGGTGGTCAGGACTCCTGTAACAAGTGCAGTGCCATCAATGACTGCGTTGCTTGATAAGTCCATAGTAGTAGCAGCCATCTCACCTGTGACTGTCACGCCACCTGATGCTGTGGCTATTTTGGTTTCAGCATCGTGCATAAGTTCAACAGCACCATTAGCTACAGCACGTAACATCGTTTCATCGCCTGAAGTTTTAAACCTAATGTCGTTATTCACTATGCTTAAAACACCAGAGCTTAAAGTCAGAGTAGTCCCATCTAGCGTGAAGTTATCTACAACTACACCAGCGTTGGCTGTGACTACACCTGTTACACCAAGAGTGCCAGCAAACGTAGCAGCGCCAGCATCACTAATAATTAATGGAAAAGTATTGTCAGTTACATTTCGTACAACAAAACCATTGTTTGTTACATCTGACTGACCAGCACCAACAGCATACGTTTTTGCACCTTGTGTATTTGTAAAGGTTACATGGGATGCCTCAGAACTTGCTGTACCTCCTGTAATTGCTACTTTTCCACTAGCTATTGTAGAATTAAACGTAGCCGCACCAGCGCTACCCCCAACAAGGCTAAGTGCTGTAACAAAAGTGTCATCATCAGCTACTACAAAGTTTAATGTTCCATCTTCACCGCCATTAGAAACATCTGCTGCTATAGTTTCTATTCTAGCAAAAGTAGACATATTTCCAGCATCATCATCCATTTTAAAGACGATTTGACCCATGACATCATTATCTTCTGGACTGGCTCCATCTCTAGCTAAAATTAATATTGGGCTAGCAGTCGTAGATGCAGCATCGGTGCTTGTAATAGTAAGGTCACCATTAGGAATACTCACGTTCTGGGAGTTATCAATAGATAGTGCTACTGTACCAGTAGTCTCCAGTGTCATAACTTCTGGACTGGAGCCGTGGTTATATTTTATTTTACCTCTAGCGGAGACGTTGTCGGAAAATAGTATTTCGCTTGTGCCACCAGCCGAACCATTTCCTATGTCAACTTGTGTAGCTGTCATAGCAGCAGAAGACGTAATAGCTCCATCAACTTGCAGAGTACTTGACATATCTACTGCACCATTAATATCAATCAATGTTGAGTTAAGTTCTATCTCATCATCTGCATTAATGTCTAAGTCACCGTCAGCAGGAGAACCAATGTTTATAGCACTGTCACGAAATTGAATTACACTTGCAGCATTAAGTAGTAAACCTGTATCGTGAACGTGCGTTAGAGTTACATCTAAACCTGCACCGAAACCTAGTACAGCACCGTCTGTTAATATATCTAAATTGCCACTAACATCTAAAACTAAGTGTGGAGTATCGGCTTCATATTTATCTCTATCTGCGTAAAATTCCAATTCCATTTGGCTGCCGCCAGCACCATCAGTCCTTGCTTTTATGCCAGCATAGTGAGGTTCAGTTCCTGAAGTGTCATCATTTCTAAAAGCCAAACCACCTACAAAAGCATTATCCCCAAGCGCGGTTGTTGTGTTAGTAAGTTCTAGTGTAGAGCCAGAAGTGCTTCTTATTTTTGCGTCACCGCCATCTGCAATAAAATCACCTGTAATGGTAAGGTTTCTTTGCCCTGTTGTATCTATGTTTGCATCGGTAGTAACCACTTTAGAAGCGATTGCTGTACCAGCAGTTACGCCGTCTAACAACTCTAACTCGGCTTCAGATATTACTGCGCCAGAACCCAGTGTAATTGTGCCTGAGACTTCTAAGTTACCGTCAAGGTCAACAGTTGTAGCAGTGATATTTACATCGCCTGAAGAGTTAATTGCAAGATTAGTGCCGTCACCCTCTATCTTCTCACCATCATCACCGAAAGTTAAACCCACGTTAGCAGGAATATTTATATCTGTAGTAGCAGTAAGATGAAGATCATTAGAAGAATTAATAGTTAAATCTGTACCGTTACCCTCTATCTTCTCACCTGCATCTCCAAACACCATGCCTATGTCATTGGCTAAGTGCACGTCTGAGGTAGCAGCTAAGTTAATTTTAGCCCCAGAAGTTATGGTCAGGTCAGTGTTATCACCTTCAATCTTCTCGCCCGTGCCGAAGGTAATACCCACGTTGGCAGGGACAACAACATCTGAAGTAGCGGTTAGGTTAATTTTAGCTCCTGACGTTATAGTCAGGTCAGTGTTATCGCCTTCAATCTTCTCGCCCGTACCAAAAGTGATCCCTACATTAGCAGGTATGACAACGTCGGCTGTAGCAGTAAGATTAATATTATTACCAGTAATAGTGAGGTCTGTGCCGTCACCTTCTATTTTTTCACCATCGTCACCAAAAGTAAGACCTACACCTGATGGTATGTTAACGTCTGCGGTTGCAGTAAGGTTGATGTCTGCCCCAGAGGTTACTGTTAGATCAGTGTTATCGCCTTCTATCTTCTCGCCAGTTCCAAAGGTGATACCCACATCCGCAGGGACAACTATGTCTGAAGTAGCAGTTAAGTTTATTTTAGCTCCTGATGTTATAGTCAGGTCAGTGCTGTCACCCTCAATTTTCTCGCCAGTTCCAAAGGTTAACCCGACGTTAGCGGGTATGACTACATCTGCTACAGCGGTGAGATTAATGTTGTTACCTGCGATAGTGAGGTCTGTACCATCACCCTCTATTTTCTCTGCGTCGTTACCAAAAGTAAGACCTACGTTAGCAGGAATATTAATGTCTACACCAGCGGTGAGGTTTATGTCACCATCGGCTGCTAAATCTAATGTAGCATCTGCACTCGAACTAATAGAAATAGCAGCGTCTCTAAACTGTACCTTCATAGCAGCATTAAGAAGCAGACCTGTGTCAGCTACGTGCGTTAGAGTTACATCCTTATCCGCACCAAACCCAAGTACCGCAGCATCAGACTGCAAGGTAAGGTCATCATCTACAAACAAGTCAGGTACAGCCAGGTCTTGCATAGTGTCAAAGACCGCCGCTCCAGAACCTGCGCCATCGGTAGCTATCATCTTAACTTGACCTGCAAGTATAGCGACGTTAGCGCCAGACCCTTGTGAGAATGTCAGTGTATAGCTAGTTGTGTTCTCAATAACCCAGACTTTAGATAGTGAGTTAGGTGCAAGTGTAACTGTACATGCTTGCCCTCCACCTGTGCATTTTAAGTAGAAACAACGTGCTTCGTCGGCTACCCCATCTGCTACTGTTATAGTGTGTGTACTTGCGTTAGCTATTGCTTCGCCCGTAGCGCTGTAGGAAAGTGCCTCACCAATTAGTTCTAAGTTTGTATTAGTAGTTGTACCCCAAGTACCAGACTGCTCGCCTGTACCTATCTCTTGAAGTCTGAGGTCATTTTCATACGTACTTGCCATTATCTAAACCTTTCTATCCAACGCGAATTATCGCAGTTGTAGCTCCTGCTGTGGGAAATTCTACTGTAAACGTACTATTACTTGACGTTTTTTCTGAACCAAAATCTAGCACTGCTACCGCAGGAGTTGTACCGCCAGCCTTGTAAATCAACGCTCCACGCGCTGTAATTGAAGAACTCGCCCATGAGGTATCTGAAAAATCTAAATAGGCCACTGTTCCACTTGTAGCTGTATCGCTCGTTGGATTTGTAGCTATTGTTAATGTATTACCGCCAGCGGTATATCCTGTACCTGACGTTTCATTAGTCGTAGAATACACAGTAGTTGTTGCATCCAAAGTTGCATCAGCCGTGTATAACGCTATCTTAAAAGACTGAGACGTATCTGAACTAAAGTCCATCTCCCCGTTTAACAGAGCGACTTTAAACGATGTACACATATGATTCCCAGTAAAAGCCATCGGTTACACTTTTTCCCTAAATTGCCCAGAACGGTACGCATCTGTTCGTAAGTGCCCATCCCCAAGGTTTTTTAACAACTGCATAGATATTACATACAGTTTTTCATAATTAGCAATTACATCGGCTTCACCTTTTTGAAACCTAATAGCTTCAACTAATGCGCCATTTAAAAGTGCGCTACTAGCGTTATCTCCAAGCCAGGTTGTAGATGCGGTCACAATAGATGTTGGGTAACGCGCGTATATGTGCTCTATTTCATAGTTTGCGTCAGGCGTAGGCGCTAATTCAATTTGAGTCGCGCTGTATTGAGCGTAAAATTTAGGAAGGCCATACTTAGTACTTGTATTTATTGGGTAGGCTTCACGTATAAAATTAACGTCTTTATTAAGTAGAAAGGTACTAGTGCTGCTTGTTATAACAGATATGCTATAGGTATACAGATGGTCAGTTGGTAATGTGTATAGTTTATTGCTTGCTACTAAAGGCCCATCGTCTGATGCACGTAAGTCAGGTATTTGTACCGCGTTGTATATCTTCTCTTCTGCCTGTTGCGTAAACATAGCAAGTTGATCATCTGTAAAAGAAGTCTCACAAATGTCTTCTATATTTGTTTTAAGCGAAGCATAATTCATAATCTACCCCATTGGCCCTCTTGAGTAAAACCCTTTAGTAGCTGCTCCAGCACCTCGCATTTTAATCTTACCGCCGTTAGCAAAACCTTTTTTAGTCTTGCCGCCTTTTTTAAAACCCATAGACTTAACAACATCAGGTCTTTCTTTTTTCAAGGCTGTTAAACCTGCATTTAATTTTTTAGCCATTTTTTTCTCCTACGTAGTTGTTACTGTTACGTCACCTATAGCTCCAGTAGCTTCTAGGTTGTTAGTAGTTAAATCATATATGTTCTTCCCATCTCCTACAGGGTTCCATCCCCACTGTATGTTTCTACTACTGTCGTATCCTGCAAAATCAGGACGTGGATTACGTATCGCTTGAGGGTCGTGCACAGGATACATCCCTAATTTATTCTGTGGGTGGTCTGGGCTCCAACACTCACGACACGCTTTTATGTTAGTATCTTTACCTTTTTTGATTATATTTCGCAACTCTTTTAATTTATAACGAAACCCACAAACATCGCATTCTGCTAGCGCTTTGTTATTAGATGCAAACGTACGTGCCATATCAAATACTGCTTATACGAGGTACAAAAATAGCGGAGGTCTTCTCCCTATCTTCACTCGCTGCTAAACTAAACTGTTCGTCGTATACAGATTTTAACATCTGTACTCTATCAACCAACTCAGGAACTTTCATAGCTATATTGTAAGCAAGACCTGCAACTAAACACGGTAAAAATCTAAAGTTCATATCCGCTGTTTCAACGCCAGCACCTGCATCTTCTACACGTCTTAATCGGTAGTAAGCAAATATGTACCCGCTTTTATCAGGTACAGGCCAAACATTAATATGTGGACGTTCTGTTAAACGTTCAATCCACACTTGTATTGGCCTACCTTGTGTTAACTTGTTTGGAATAGCCGCGTAGGTACTCACACTGATACGACTTATGGTAAGATCTGATTGTTTTGAAGTACTCCCGCTATCAGTACGAATTACTTGTTCTAGTAAATCTATAGTGTCAGTGGGTAAATCATAACGTGAAGTACCTGATACCA